TTGTTTAAGTATTTTATCATGTGTGTGTACCAGTTCTAACATGGAAGTTCCTTTACAATATAATCTCCAAGCTGGCATAATTCTGCCCATTCAATTGCTTGTTCTTTTGTATCAAATTTTCGATATGTCGTATTTTCATAATGAACATTGGGTTCGTGATATAAAACCCACAAATATGAATCTTCAAATTTTACCTGTATGCCATACATTATGATGAGATCCTGGAAAAATTCTTGTGCTTTTCAAAACGAATAACAGACCTAAACTTGTCTTGTAGAATATCACCACGATGAGATATGACGAAGACATTGGTATCTTTACCAAGTTCATTCAACAACTTGAGAAATTCATCACAACCACTCACGTCAAGTGACGCATCAAAAACTTCATCAAGGATTAACAAGTTTGTATTTGTAGAGTTCTTCATCTTAGCAATAGAACGCCATGTCAATAACAAAGCAAGGTCGATTCGCATCTTCTCGCCTTCGCTGAACGACGAGTAACTAAACTCATCACGGTGACGAGACTTGATTATTTCTTCAAAGTTTTCATTCAGTTCAAAGTTAACAAAGAACTCCATTGCAGCCAAGTATTTATTCACTAGCTTGTTCATGATAGGAATATATTGACGAACAATTTGTGTCTTGATGCCTTTATCTTTGAGAAGGTCAGCAGCAACATCAAGAAGTTCTTTCTCATGAATCTTTTCTTCTTTATCAGATTCATAGTCAGCAATCAACTTCTGGATATCTTCAATCTTCTTATTTTCTTCTTTAAGATCGCCGCCCTGTTCTGTTTCAGTTTTTACATCTTCATTGAGTTTTCGAATGTATCGATTCAGAGAGGAGACTTGATTATTCTCATCTGTAACTTTTTCAAGGATTGTATTGATGTGTTTGTTGACTTGAAAAATATCATTAAGCCGTTCGTTGTTTTTTCGTAGTTCAACCTCCAACTTTTCAAGTGCAGCATCAATCTCGGCAATCTTATTCTTACCATTATCAATATGATTACACTTGTGTTCTTCATCAATTACTTGGTCACATGTTGGACAGTTATCATTGTTTTCATAGAAACTAATCTCACGCTTTAACTTCTTTACCTTATCTTCAAACTTAGACTCAATATCTTGAATGCTTTTCAACTTACTACGAGTGTCGTTTTCATCTTCAATCGTAACCTGCAACTCTCTAACTTTTTCATTGGACTTATCAATTGAAAGTTCAAGCCGAGCAATAGAAGATTCAGACTTATCAATCTCAGACTTAATTGTTTTGATTCGTTCTTTGTTTTTTGTTTTGATATCATTAATATACTGCTTATGGACATTGAGTTTTTCTTCCTCAAGGTCAATAAACATTTTGATATCTTTAAGATTGCTTTTGTTCGTTTGAAGTTTCTCTTTTAAAAGAACATTCATTGCGGTGAAGATTTTAATATCAAGAAGGTCTTCAATAATCTCACGGCGCTGATGTGTGGGCAACTGCATAAACGGAACGAATGTAGACGAACCAAGAATTACAATCTGAGTAAACGAGTTGTAGTTGAGTTTGAGGATATTCTTTTCGAGGTGTTCTTGATAGTCACGAACAGACGCTGTTTGATCTATTAGTTTATCGTTGATGTAAATCTCAAACTTACCTGGCTTGATACCACGAACAACTTTGTAATCAATGCTACCAATCTTAAACTCAACTTCAATCAATGCACCTTTTTGATTGACACTGTTGACAAGTTGAGGTTTGTTAATTTTACGGAATGGTTTACCAAACAAACCAAAGCATAAAGCATCAAGAACGGTAGACTTACCAGCACCATTCTCACCAATTATCAAAGTATTTGGACTTCGGTCTAATTGAATCTCAGTCCACACATTACCAGTAGATAGCAGATTTTGAAATCTGACATTACGAAAATGGATCATTATACCTCTAAGTTCTGCGCTTCATTATATAAGTTAGCAAATAGCTGATTGAGTTTCTTTTTGTCAACTTCGGTATTCATTCCATCAACAAACTTATAAAGAGAAGTCAAAGTGTCTTCAGCTTCATTAAATATTTCTTCTTCAGATTGTGCGTCCATATGTTTATTATCATCAACGATGGATACATTAGCAGGATTTGCTTTATAAAGATTATCAAGCATCATATCAAACCAGTATGGATTTGTTTTATTCTGAACGATTACCTTTACATATGTATCATGATATGACTCATAATCAATTCCTTGCATGACTTGTTCCATAGTTTTATCAAGGTCATCATACCAGACCTTATGAAACATTCTATATGGATTTTGAATGAAAGTCAAGTCTCTTTTGTCAGAATCAAAGATATGAAATCCTCGCTGGTCGTTATAACAACTCCATGTCAACTCATACGGATTGCCAAGATAGTGAATGTTGTCTCTTGATGACTTGTGATGGAAGTGACCAGAGCATACCATATCAAACTTTTCAAATGGTTTTGTATCCATACCATCATGCGCTGTTTGACCAAGGTGCATAACGAAACCATTGAGTTCAAGATGACCGAACAAAATTTGCGACTTAGTATGAGATATATGCTCCATACATTCTTTGTAGTTTGTATTTTGAATCCATGGCATCATTGTAATATCAACACCATCAAACTGAATATCTTTTGGATCAGCATAGATGTGAATATTTTGTTTATCAAACAATTCGTTCATTGCATTGATATGATTTGTATTACGGTAAGGAATATCGTGGTTGCCCACAATAACATGTAACTCAATACCAAGATCAACACATGGCTGCACAAAGATTCGCTTGAATTCATTCAACGTGACATAGTTGATAAACTTACGACGGTCAACAATATCACCAAGATGAAAGATTGTCTTGATGTTGTTTTCTTTCAGATAAGGAAAGAATACGTTGCTATAAAATTTATCAAAAAAGTCAAGAAATGTTTTACTGTCACCTCGAACACCGAAAGTGGGTGTCAGTTATAATTGCTGCTTTAGACATTATACCGACTCTCCTTTTCTTAAAATATTAAACTCATGGATATCAATTTTCATTCATCGTCACCGCTAATAATAATGTCAACTGGTGTAGTGTCTTTGTTAATTTTCTTTTTACGTTTAGTCTCTTCAAACTGCTCAATAAAGTTATCGACATATTCGTTTGACCACTCACCAACTTTACCTGGTGGAGAATAATCAGAAGTGTCTCCTTCTTGTGTTGAGTTATTCATATTCAATGCATAAGACTCTTCAGTGTATTTCAATTTAGTATACAATACTTTTTTCTCTTTGGCAATACGCCTTAGAAATGCATAGTAAATAATTTGTGTGAAATATGCAAAAGGATTTTGTGACTTTTCTGGATTGAAGTTATCAATATACTGAAGACAGTTTTCAATACCATCACTAATCATATCTTCTTTATATGTATAGCCAGAGAAGTTTGGTTTATGAGAAAGATTTACAGCAATCTTCATGAGACACTCGCCAATGTAATGTGGTACACGAGGTCGTTCTTTACCAGATTCTTTTGCTTCAATAACAGAACTTCGAAACTTAATCATAGCCTCTAAAAAGTCTGGATTATTCACATAATGTTTTTTTCTCTTTTTCTTCTCAGCCATAATCAATGTACCTTAATATCTGTATTTGCATATAATTCGTAGAAAGCGTTGAATGAATCTTCTTCAACTTTTTCATCTTTATTGAGTTCAATATCATCTAACACATCTAATGTCTCATGGTAGTAATCTATCATATCTTCTGCTGGTGTTGCAATAACCAACACGTTTCTACTTTTGATTGGAAAATCATTTTGTTCTGTAAAAGGAATCCATTTTGAAGAACGTAACACAGATCCATTAGTTGTATTCTTAATATGAATTTGAATTGGTTTATAGACATTAACATACTCTTCATCTACGCTATCAGCATAGGTTAAAATATTTTCACCACTTACTAATTTTAAGTATACTACTTGCATTGAGTTTTGTCAACCTCTTTTAAAGATTAATATTATATATTTTATATTCAAATTCTTCAGAGTTATATATCTTTACTCGTTCTGCAAAGTGATTAAGAGTATAGTTCACTTTGGCTTTGTGTCTGAGGTCGTCGGAGATGTCGAAAAGCACCGCTTTATCTTTTGCTTCACCTTTACGTAGCCCTCTTCCAATAGACTGAAGATTACGTATACGAGACTTAGAGGGAGAAGCAAAAATAATATTATGAAGATTGCGAATATTAATCCCTGTACTGAAGGTACCATACGACGCAATGATAATTGCGTTCGTTTCATTTTCGGTAATGGAACGTATATTTTCTCTGGTATCGGCATCTGTTCCCCCATATACGAAGAAGACTTTTCGACCTTCTTCTACTTTCTTTGATATCATATCATATAATATTTTACCGTGTTTGTCAACATATTGAAATAATAAAAGTGTATTACCGTTCAATGATATTGAAAGGTTCTGAATAAACTTATTGCGCCGATTATGACCCACAATATAGTCCATTTCATTTTGATAATTCATCTTACTGGCAAGTTTCTTTTCCTCATCAGTATGCTTCAACACTAAACATTTTATCTTAAAAGCAGAAAGATGGTCTGAATCAATCAACTCTTTTGTTTTAACAAACTGCTTTGCTTTTCCAAATAATCCTTCAAGCACTAACTTATTTGTTTCTGTACCATCAAGAGTTCC